TTTGATCGTATGCCGATAATCCAGTAATACTTAGAGTTGCACCGCTTGCCGTGCCGTTTGCAATAGATGACATTGTTAAGCCACCGCCAGAAGCTGTAGCCCATGTTGGTACTCCACCGCTAACAGTTAATACTTGACCTGCAGATCCGATTCCTAAGCGAGCAGGTGTTGATCCACTTGATGAATAAATCGTGTCACCAGTTGTTGTCATAGGGTTGGTCATGCCCGCACTATCTGCACCCCAAACAAAATCCATGTCGGTGTTTGAATTCTTTTTTAACACCTGACCAGTTGTGCCACCTTTGAGATCAACTAGTGACGTGTCAACCGCCTGACCGAAAACTTCGAAATCGGCTGGAAGGTCGGTGACTAAGTCGCTCGACGTTGGCATTTGCCAGCCGAAATTACTTGTCGGATTTGCCATTTGTTCCCCTTTTCTACGCCACTATTGTGGCATTTGCCCAGTCTAAAGTCGGCGACACGCTTGACCATGTTTCAGTCACTGGCACGTCATTCCAGCGCATTGCCTGCAATGAATAAGCCAGCGGCGATAAAAGCAATGTGACCGAAAGTTGGTTGTAACTAGCTCTGAACGACCAACCTTCGACGAAACCTTGAAACGTGCCAGAATTCATGTTTAAAGGCAGGTTTTGCAATGCGATTGCTTCGCCCATAAAAACATTGATTAGCTTGTCACGGTCAGCATTGTCAATTTCAGGATTTGTCAGGTCAAATGAAATCTCACTAAAGATTGGCTGAGGGTTGGCACGCAATGACAAATAAAATGCAGCTTGTGCCGTGGCGTCAGCTGAGTCGTGCAATGTCGTTGTGATGACTTGACCAAGATTGCCATAAGTAGCAATTGAAATTGGATCACTGTCCGAAACGTCATTTTGACTTGTTGTGCCGTATTTGATCGTTATTGCATTTCGTACGTCACCTACACGGGTTTCAATTCGTAGACCAGCTGCACGCGCGTGACGCGCGTCAAGATCAACATACCCGTTAGCTGCAAGGTATTGCGTGCGGTGCGTTGAATCTGCATAACCAATGCGCCCTGCACCGTCCTCATAAATGTAACCCAGCCCTGAAGTTGCCAATGCTG